GTCAAGCCAGGTACGCGTCCGCAGACGCCGGAGGGTAGAGTGGGGCTCCGCCCACTAGTTGCCAGGGTCCCGCGTTACGCCGATCAGTACCAGCGTGCGCCTCTCTTTTGTTTGCTTTAACGCTCGGGTCACCGAGACTCCCGCTGCCCGTGGGTTAGTCGGTTAGTCCTAGTGCCTCCGCGGCCAGTTGCCCTCAAAGGTTTTTGATTTCCTCCTTTCCCCCTCACGGGATACCCGGCACCAGAGTGGTGTGCAATTTCCGTGGTCGTGCGGTGACAAGCGCACATGTCTTGGTGTGGCAACGGAAATGACACTACGCTAGGCCTCTCGCCATCGTGGCCCTGCCTCACAGCCCGCGCGCCCGCCGCGCGGCTGCTACCATGCCCACGCCCCCGCCCACGAGGCTCATCCCCACGGTTCGAAGCGGGCTCCAAGTCTCCACCGCATTGGTGGTGAGGTAATTGTGGGCCGCCCGCAACGCCGGCCCTGTCACGGCCGGGGGGATGCTCTCGAAGCTCTCGTAGGTGCTGCCCGCGCCGAACTTGAACTCATAGACGTAGTCCAGTTCGATGTCAATCGGCGCGATCACGCTCGCGACGCCGGTGGTCCAGCTGTCAAAGAGCATTACCAGCGACCGGAAAGGGTGGTTCTCCAGGGCGCCCGCGCCCGTCGTGGTGCCACCATCGTAAGTGGCGTCAACGTACCCTTCGGCGCTGATGTTGGGCAAACCCCACACGCGCTGCAAGACGGTGTCTTGTGCTGGGACCCGGAGCTGATGGGGTTGAATCAGGCTGGCCATCGACACAGCCCACGACCCCGTGGCGTTCTTCATGCTCTCGAAGATCCCGTCGAAAATCACGCGGTTTCCCGAACCGTTGCCCCAGTACGTCGTAGTGAGGACCTCAGAGTCCGTCATGGCAAACGTCACCGTGCCCTGGGTCGTCAGCGCCGGCTGGTTGCAAGTCAGGCGCACACCACGCGCCACGCACCGGCACCGGGCCAGCGCGTCGCTGCGAGTGTTGACCGAGGTGGTCCCACTGTAGGGCCACCGCTTGAAACCGGCCGGGCTGCCCGTCGGGTGGGCGGTGATCGTGACGACTCCCGCTCCGTTGGCCGTCACGAGGAGCGCAGGGACGCGCGCCAAGTTGCCAGGGAAGACCAGGGCGCACCGATAGTTGGTGGCCCCGTCGCCGTACAGGGTAGGCGTGAACCGCGCGTTCAGCTTGATAGAAAAGCAGCGCGAGGGCTCGGGGTCGGGGAGGTTAACCACGCCAGCCGTAAAGGGCGACGGCATGCGCGCAACCGTGGAGACAGTGCGCGCACGCCGCGGCCGCCGCTGCGACTGCGCCGCACGCCGCGGCGCCTTGCGTCCAGGCTTTGGCTTGCGAGCCTGGGCGCGGGGCCGGCGTGGCATGGGGGCGGGGTTTGTGCGAAGTAGGCGTGCCTAACGAAGTGCCACAGCCGCTCAATGTGATCACGGGCGGTAGGGAACTTGTAGCTGCCCCAAGAGATAGTGTAGTCCATCACAACCTCTGCGCGGGTATCTTTAAGGACCCCCTCGCCCCGGGTCCGCATGCCCCGGCATCTGCGGCCGGGGTCGGTAGGGAATGTTGGGTAGCGACCCACCGTCGGTCTATCAATACCGACGCGGCCCCCTTACCGCCACAGTGCCCAAGGAGTAGCACTGATGGCAGTCGGGGCGTCAGTCGACCCGTTGCCACCGGTCGCCCGTTTTCACCACTCCACCAGGTTTAACCTAGCGGGGCAGCGCACCACACCCGGTCACTCCGCCTGAGTGTCCAAAAACCAGGTAGGCCGTGACGACTCGCCCGGGATGGTCCAAGCGCCACCTACATGTTAACCCACGGGTGTATCAGGTCTGAAGAAGTAGTCGCCAAGGTGACCCTGCACTGTCCGAGAGTTGACGTGAAATAGTCGCGCCACACCTGAGTCATCGCCCCATAGTCGGGATAGGGGATATCCCCGGGTTGGCATTCACGTTGCCCAAGGTTTTACCTTGCCCACGCTCGTAGTAGGCGGCCCACTGACCTGACCGCTCACAGGAAGTATAAGGGGGGTCATCGGGGGCTTGGCTGCCCCCTAACCAGGCCGTTCCCTCAGGCGCATCGTGCGCCCGGCTAGAAATAACCGCCGATGTCCGTGTTGAACGCCCGATCGTACTCAGCAAGGCTCATGGTGCTGAGGTACGCACTGATGTCACTGGCGGCCTGGGAGCTCAAGGTGGCCACAACTGCACTAAGGCCACGCTCGAGCTTGACGCGCGAACCCAGATTCGCTTGCGCGCCTTTCACACTCTCGCCCTCCGTATCCCAACTCCCGCCCGCTGCTGCCGCCACATGCAGGCGAGCGCTCTTGAAGAACCGTTCGGCGACCTCAGGGATGTGCCGAAACATGTATCCACGCACGGCCAACATCAGGGCGGTGTCTGCTTCCCACGTGGCGCGGTTTGTGCCCGGCACGAAGCGTCTGGCCAATGAAGCCATGAGGTTGCGCTCCAGCGTAGGATGCATGTTGTACAACCGCCCGTCCTTGAACACCACGTCGATGCCGCAGAAAGTGATCTTGGCCCAAGCTGCACTCACCGGGGCTACCACCATCTTCAGGCAGGCCCCGATCATGCGGGCGTTGAGCTCACGTTGCGTGACGTACTCCGAGTGTTTCAGCGCCTTCGGGAAGGTGACCACGCCCAAGTCATCGTCGCCTTCCTTGTAGCGCACCATCCGCACGATCGTGCAGTACGTCTTTTTGTCCGACGAGGAGTGGTAGATGGCAACCACGTGGGCACTCACCGCCCGATTGGGAGCGCCCACGCCGGGGCCACCATGCTGTACCGTGTTGGCCGACCTCTCAGCCGCATTGAGGAGTGCCAAGAAGTTGTAGACCGAGAAGAGTGGGGTGGCGCATGATATCCACGCCTCCCACACCCAGTTGGTCACCTGGTTGAGCATGGAGGTGCCCCGGTCACCGGACTGGCGGCAGCGGGGGAAGACCAAACTGACGTAGCAGGGCTCGTCGCCCATCGCGAAGGCTTTCAAACGCCAGGTGTTCTCCTCCCGTTTCCGCTCGGCTAGGCGCGCGGCCACGCGGCCGCGGCACACGGTTGCCTGCATCTCCTGACAGAACGCGGACTTGCCGCTGCGGTAGAGGTAGACGTAGTATCGCTCGAGAAAGCGTGACTCTGCGCTGAGGTTGCACCCCTGCGTGGAATCGAAGTCGCCATAGTCCGCTTCCTCGAAGTGCGTGGGAGGGTCTTTCCGCTTCAGGTGCTCGCTGGTCAGCTGAAGGAAGCGGTCGAAAAACTCCTCTTTTGACTGCTCCTTGATGGTGGCTGAACCGTAACGCCGCACGAACACGTGCTCGAAGGCACGCAGGATGGGGGCGTCCATGATGGTGGCGAGCTCGCTCATGTTCACCACGATGCGCGGTTTCTCCTTCTCCGCGGCGGCCAACTCAATCTTCCCGAAAGGCTCGGCCTCGACGCGAGTGCGCACATACTGGTGGAGGTTCTCGTCGCGCAGGTGCTCGAGCACTCGCGCGAATTTCGCCTCGCTCCACCCAGCGGGCTTGATGTCCTCCAAGCGCGTGGCGTCGATCTCGGCCTTGATCTCGGCATCGTGCATCTCAAACAGCGCTCCGTAGCAAGCCTCCACGTGCGTAGCGAAAGCGCGGGCGTGGCCGACCGGGGCGGTGCCCCAGTCCTTGCCACTGCAAAACCTCTTGCGCATCGCCACGAGCAGCGACTCGTTACAGTTGCGGTAAGTGACGCGGTTCATCCTGTGCCGGATGTGCTCCAGAAAGAGAGTGTCCGCCATGTCGTCTTTCGCGGTGCGGCGGAGGACGCCATTGCTGTCGAAGGTGGCTGTGTTGCTCTCGCCAGGGAGCGCCCACTCAGGCAGCATGGTACTCAAGCGCGACACCAAACGGGTGAACTTCGTGCTAGGGATGATTTTCACGTGGGCCTCCAGCCCTATCGCCGCTGCGGGGACCAGCGTGGGAGGAATGGCCTCCGCCCTTTCCCACTTCTTGCTGGCGGCGAGGTATGGCAGGGTGGTAGTCGGGTGATCGCCCTGAGCGATGACGGTGGCGGCCGCCGCCGCCACATGTGCCCAGGAGCGCTCCAACAGCGCACCGCGCCACGTAGTGAGCCCCGCACTGTCAGGGCGTTGGAAGCCAGCGATGATGCTCTCAGTAGCGTCCCTGCACGGGGAGGTGAAGCGGAAGTAGACCACGGGGTCCTTCTTGAAGTTCTCGAACTCAATCTTTTCCGCGGGGGTGAGCTCGGGAATCGTTCCAGTTGGGGGAGCCTGAGCTGACGGCGCCGGCTTAGGCGGGGCGGGCGGTGCCACCGCGGGTGTGACCACTGTCACAGGCGCTTTGTCAGCGAGGGCGGGTTTGGTTGGAGGATCCTCCAGCGCCTCGAGCGAGAGGAGCTGCGGTTTCCACCGTCCCCGGCTCAGCTGAGACGGGGCAAGGCAGGCGGTTTCCGCATCCCAAGCGATTACGCCAACGCCTGGGAGCAGTTCCCGCAAAAACAGCTCGATCTGCGCGAAGTACGATTTGATGCTGAGCGTGGCGTTGCCTTTCGCGGCCAGGGTGTAGCCGGCGAAAGCCCCGGGTTTCTCCAGGGGTGCCTCGAGGGAGAAGGGCAAGTTCTTCACCGCCGCATTCGCTAACCCTCGGACAGTTTGCGCGCGCGCGTTATCCAACCAGTGGAGTGCCAGGGGGGCAGGCAAGACCAGGCACGTGGTGGAGCCGCCCCACCACGCTTTGATCCTTGCCCACACGGACGCCCGCTGGCACGGACACACATAGGCAGAGGTGAGCACCACAGCCTTGCAGGGGCGGTTGGGCAGCAGGTCCCGTGCGGCACAGCACAGGCACCCACCACCGTAAACGCTCCGTTGCAGGGCGGCTATGGCGCAGATGAAGCCCCAGGCGAGCGCACAACAGATGAGGTAGGGGTGAGCATACGCCTTGCGCAGCCCGTTGGCAGCTGCCTGGGCTGCCCCCACTCTCACTGTGGTCAGGACGCCTCCCGTTGCGCTCGCGATGATCAGGTCCGTGATGGAACCCATCTGCGCCATGTAGGCCACCTCTGGACTGTTCTCAGTCAGCGAGTCGCCAAGTCGGGGAACTTGTG